CACACGAATAAGCGCTTGCGCGAACTGTTAAGCATTAATGAACATCACTGGGTTCGTGATTGGTTGCCACACTGGCGCTGCATGCACGAATTATTAAACGGATTTGATAACACGGTATTAAAGGAGGTTTTTAATGCAACTGAACAAAAAAGAACTCGCAGAACAGCTTAAGCGGTTTTCACCTTTCAGGGGGTGTTTAAGCTGCGGCAATACGCCACGATTACACTTACAAAAAGGTAATGAGCCTTTTACGTTTTACTGCACCAGCTGCGGCTTTAATACAGGCCAGCATGGTTCTATGCAGGCGGCGGTAACAGACTGGCACCGCTCAAACTTACCTAATAACGAACACATTGCAGAAGTATGGGCCATGCGTTACGAGCGTGAAGGTGTTTATTACGTCTTGCAAGAGCAGCAAGCAATTGAGGCGGTGGCTTAATGAATGACTTATTAACTACACCAGGCTTATTTGTGGCTGCGGGCTTAATTTTATCGTTAGTTTTAGTGTTAAGCGCCGTTGGTTTTATTTTAAGCACCGGTCATCAAAACCAGTCATTAAACGAACAACCCATTATAAGAAGAAGGCCAATAATAAAACGGTACGGTTTATTTACCGATGCCGTTTTATTTAATGGCACGACTTATTTTTTAGAGCCTGCATCGGGTTCTTGGTTACCAGCGCATTGCTTAACTGATATTGAGCACGAAAGCGCACAAACATTAAAAGTAAGAAAACTGGATCATAAGCCTACGGCTGATGATATTTGTTAACTAACCGCGCCTTGGGTGCAAAGTGAAAAACCATGCTAAGACAACCAAACAAACCATACCAACAGCAAAGCGGCTGCAACCGCCGTGTTGTTAATAAAGGCCTATCTAAAGCTACACAAAACGCGCTAAGAGAAAAACAACAGCGTTACGAACAGCGCGCCATTGATAATGCGTACTCGTTGGAGGGCTTATTCAATGATTAGTGAAACCGCAGAAACTTATGCTTACCACCGCGATGGCAACAAACCAACGAAAGCCGATTATGAAAAAGCGTATATGTTTTTTGATAACAACAACGCCAAACGCCGCGAAATGGGCCTTAAAGAAATAGCGCTTAATGAAACAGGTGTACCAAAAAGCTTTAGACGAGGTGTGAAATGAAAACCAGACCAATGATATTTAATCAGCAAATGGTTAAGGCGCTAATGGACGGGCGGAAAACTGTTACACGTAGACCGCTAAAAAACCAGCCTATTAAGAATGGTGCTTTTTGGGATTTTAAATGGGGCGCTGCTTCTTCACTTGATTATTTGCCGATAGTAGCAGGGCATGCAACTGCTAATGCCGCACCTTGTAAAGTTGGTTATCTTATTTGGGTTCGTGAAACATTTTGCTTGGGCCGTCTTGATGAAGCAGATGCAGAGCACCCAGCAGATAGAACATTATTTATTGATCAAGGTTGTGGCAATGAATATTGCATACAAAAAGAATGGGCTGTGTATAAGGGCGTAGAAGAGTTAGATGAAGTTAAATGGAAACCTTCTATTCATATGCCTAGAAAGGCCAGCCGCTTAACTTTGCGTGTAACTGATGTTCGATGCGAAAGAGTGCAGCAAATAACAAAAGTGGGCGCTATTAATGAAGGTTTTGATTTAAGCAACTTTCTTGGGTTTCCTAGAGTTTGGTTTAAAGAAGTATGGAACTCTATCTATTCAAACTGGCATGAAAACCCTTGGGTATGGGTTATTGAGTTTGAAGTGATTAAAAAGAACGTTGACGGGGTGGCAAAATGAGCGACCAATACCAAATAAATCAAATGAAGCTTATTAGCGCAATTAGTGACGAAGTAATTAGGCAGCACCCCAACATGACATTTGACCCAGCCATTTATAACGCCTGTATTAAAGCGGCCAATGTGGTGGTTGATGAATGTAAGCGCGAAAAGCTAATGGCAAAAAAAGGCATGACCGTGGCGCAGTGGTTTAATTGTGATGATACCGGGCTTAGCTCTAAATACATGGCTTACGTGCTAGACAATGGCGCGACTCGTTTACCCGTTCCCGCTTTTGAAATACCCCATGATGCAGATGATTTAGGGCGTTGTATTCGTATGGTAAAAGCTTGCGGCTTTAGACACGCTGACATAGATAGAATGTATAGCAAAAGTAACGTGTGGCGTTGTATTGCTGAAAACTGGCATGAATTGGTGAAGCATTACGACAAAGGTGATCATGAATATATTAGCCGCTTTTTAGAGTTAGCAGGGGGTGATGCGTAATGTACGAGCAATTTAATCAAAGCAAATATAACCGCTTAAAAACCTTATCTCAAAAAGCCAGCTACTTGCTTAAATGCGAAATAAAGACCCGCGAAGCAATACGTTGCACAACGCCGTGTTATCAAGCGGTGGTTGATAGCGTTGAATTACCAGTGTGGGCCGCTGATGAAAAGCAAACAATAGAACAGGCTGTGTTATGGCTTAAAGAGTCATCACTAAACTATCAAGCATTAAGCGAGTCGGGGATTTAGCCCCGCAAGAACTGAAAAAAATAATTCTCAAAGGAAAAATAATGCAACAGAACAACCAGTACCAACAAAACAATCAAAACCGACCACCGCAAAATGCACCGCAAAACAGCTATGGCCAAAACAATGCACCACAAAACAACTCGCAAGGCGGCAACCAAGCGAGTCAACCTTTAGATAAAGGTTACATTAAAGTGGTGCGCAAATACGTACCTAAGAAGGCGAACGGGCAAGTTGTTTACGTGCAAGGCACTAACCAGCCACAAATGACCGCGCTTTATAAAGTAATAGGTGAAGTAGTACGTTGGCCTGCGCAAAATCAAAGCGGTTACTTTGATAAAATAGAAATGTACCCCGGCAATACTATTTTAGAGTCTTTAACTGAAGGTGTTATTGATTGGCAATCACAAAACGCGAACAACAACCAAACAGGCCGAGGTTAACATGTGGTTTAGTAATTTAATTGTATATAAGTTTAAGCAACCAGCTAAGTACAATGCCGAAGAGTTTGAAGCGGCCCTTGCGCAAGATGTGATCCGCAAACCGGGTGAACAAGAGCTATCAACGTTTGGTTGGGGAAAGGCATTAGGCAAGCATGGCGAAACATTAGCGCATTTTTGCAAAGACCATATTTTAGTGTGTGCTAAAACCATAACTAAGAATGTTCCTGCAAACGTTGTTAACGAGCTATTGGCCGAGAAGGTTGAAGCAATAGAAACAACCGAAAACCGCCCGGTTAAGAAAAAAGAAAAAGACGAGCTAAAAGAAGTCATTTTATTTGAAATGATGAAAGATGCTTACACCAAAACAACCCGCACTCATGCGTTTATAGATATGAAAAACGGCTTGTTGGTGGTTAATGCGGGCAGCTTTAATAAAGCCGAAGAACTGCTTGCGCTATTACGTAAATCGTTAGGTACTTTGCCAGTTGTACCCGTATTTTCAAATATTGATTTAGATGCGCTGTTAACTACATGGTTAACTAGTTATGAAGCACCCGATCGTTTTGCTATTGGTGGTGATGCTCACTTAGAACAGCCAGACGATACAGCAAGCAAGGTTAAGCTTGAGGGCCACGACTTAGCGTGTGATGAAGTGAAAGCCCACTTAGAAAGCGGTAAACGTGTTACGCTTTTGCGCTTTGATTGGAAAGAACGCCTTAAATTCACGCTTAAAGATGACGGCAGTATTAAGCGCCTGGTGTTTGGTGAGCTGCTAAAAGAAGAAAACGCCGACATACCCAATGAAGAAATGGCCCGTAAACTAGACGCTGATTTTTTACTGGCATCAAGCGAAATAGTTGAAATGCTGCTAGAGCTGCTAATAGGTTGCGGTGATGATAGTTTTAGCGAAGTTAAAAGCGAAGAACCTGCAGAGCGCGGTATAGTTATTACTGATACAGACCATTTAATTGATCCGCTTTACAGTGAAGCCGTGGTGTTTGTTGTTGAGAACAACAAGCCAAGCGTATCTGCACTGCAGCGGTACTTACGTACTGGCTATAACCGAACGGCCCGTTTAATAGAAGAAATGGAAAAAGCAGGCATTGTTAGTGCGCCCGGCCATAATGGTGAGCGCGAGGTGTTAGACTATTGAACGGCGGCAACTACTGCCGCCCTGAGTGGCTAGGCTTTAGAAATTGGGTTAAGGTGAATATAAGACGGCCTTATTTTTTTTATCGTTGTGAGCGCATTTCGAGAAAGCAGCTTGAGTTGGTACACGCCACACGCTTAGAGTTTTGATTGTTTAATTGCACATTTAAACAAACATACATTTATTAATTTAAACATGTTGACAAAATGGCATAGGTTTATTACAGTATTTACCACAGTTGGATAACTGTAAAAACCGCCTTAATGGCGGTTTTTTTATGCCTGAAATTCACTGATTTCGTATTATCTGTAAATAACTCGATATGAATTAAGGGTGTGAATAAGCCGTTATTAAGGCAACAAGCACTTAGTAAAAATTTGATCTGATTTATACAAGCCAGCTTAACGCTGGTTTTTTTGTGGGTGAGTATTTATGGATATTGCAACGATTACAGGCCTTTTAAGTTTACTGACCTTTATTGTGTTGATCTTATCAGGTTTAGTCCTTTTTGTTGTTGTATCTAATTTTAGAATCAACAAGATAGCAACCTCACTTCAATATGAACTAAA